GGGCAAGCCAATTAGACTTCCGTTTATGGTGCACACGCACGTGAGTAACTTCGCACAAGAGACAGCGGGAAAACCCAGCAGTAGCTAAAAACCACACTGTTCAAGGCTTGCAACGCAAAGCAATGCGGGCGGACGGCTCCAAAACCATCACAACACCAGTCACTCTTCTACTCAGTAGCAAGGCTGCCGAAGCGCCAACACTCTACCTTTGAAACCAGTTTGAATGTTTATGACGGATAAAAGGGATCCGCCAACCCAATGGCATCTACCCAGACCACATTACAGCAGTTGGCGCTACTGTTTTGTAGAGAAAACCTTCGATAGCCGCGAAGCCATCGACCTAGGTATATGCACGGACTTTTCAAGGTCCGCCTCCTTTTCATCATCAGAGGACGCTGACGAACACATCGGCTCAGCCCGCAAGAGCTTTGGCGATGCGTCCGGCAACTGAAGTGCGGAGAAGGCGTCTCGCAAAAGACGCACTTCATCACGCAACTTCTCGATACTGGCAGTGGATGGATCAGACTCAAACGTCGGAACATTATATTGAACTTGTTGCATCCACACATCAACAGTACCAGTTGTCATGCCAGTATTACCCGACAAGAGAAACTGTGTACAAGGAGTAGAACCGGAAGTAGGCACCCCCATCTTGGCCATAAAGACCAAAGACGAAGAAGTGCCTGCTGCGAGAAATTGACCTTGGGAAGAAAGAGTATCACCAGAAAGGTAATTAATCAATGTCTGACCCGAGACATTGGTAGCACCTAATGACACAGTTGGAACAGCAGCTATAGAGCCAGAACCAGTCCAGACGATTTGGACTAGCCAATATGTACCAATGAATTGAGGATTTCCATTAGTGTACATATTCAAATTGGTACCTGTAGGAAGAGTGAAGCCAAGCCACGCAGGAGCATACGCGGATTGGGACACAATACTCAAATCACCATTACCATATGGCTTGGCTGCTGTTGCAGTTGAACTAGAAAGATGATAATAAGTACCAACAGAACTAGTCAAAGCAATCGGCTGCTTCGGGCGAATCATAGTAAAAGAATACTCCACATACAACTCGCCAATCGTCGCTGTTGACGGATTATTATTCGTCAGCAGTTGGAAAAGACCTACATCGTAGAACTTTGCATCAGTAGACGAAGGTGAAGCATTATTTGCCGAAGAGTACACGAAGTAATTGTTTAGAGGAAGATTCTCTGAACGACCGCGACGTGCACCACGCTTGCCAACGCGATGCGCCTCAATCACATCATGTTCAATGATGGGCGCATATGGTGGTCCTTTACAGGAGCCAACATAATTCTCAGCGGAGGTAAGGGTAGGGAACGTTGTGTCAGCCACATCAAAATTAGTGACCAAACAAACAATTCCCGCACTCACAGTATTGCCGGAGGCCGTATAAGCTTCCGTCTCATACGTGAATTTGAGGTGGTTGATACGATACTCCTCATATGCCGAAGCAATAGTTGAGAAGATAGGGAAGAGAGTAGAATTACCAGGATTAATAAACAAAGCCTGGCCGACATTAAAGCCAGTAGAACCAGCAATATCTGCCACTTTCTCCCTACGCACCTGAAACGTATCCTCCACGACAGAAGAGTTCTTCACAACTCTGGAACGGCTGATGCCATCCGTTGCCATGTAAGAACTCCCCCCAGCTGGCATGCTCGCAGTCCGCTTTCGCTTCCTGCCTGCAGCGACTGGCTGAGGATTCCGCAAGATGGGTCTTCGCACTGGTTGAGGCTGTTGCCTCATTCTGGCGGCCCTGGCCTTGCGGCGACGACGACGCGCAGCTCTCTGAGCTGCAGTTTTTGCCATTCTTCGTGGCTTGTATTTGGATCAATAGAGATTTAAACGAGTGCATTGTCTTATCGGCCGCACTCGCTTTCTCCTCCCCACAATACAGCGCTTCTATGAAGGCATCGGATTTCCACACATTCTGAATTTCACGCATTGATAGTCCATTCACGGACCCACACATTTTCTCAGAGTGGTTATGGTTCAGAAAGTCCAGGTAGTCCCGAAGGATACTACGGACCTCTTCATTGCCATATGAATCCAATCGCAAGGCACTTGCTCGAAGATAGTGCCAGCGAACATCGTCCACATTCGACCCCGCGTACAAAGATGAAAGAACTTTTTCAGTCTCTGGTACTGGGAGCCAGATGCACAACCTCTGGTCATAGCGAAACCCTTGAGATAGGAAACGCACATCAGCCAGAGGCCGAGGTCGAGGATCTGGAGTTTTTGTTGTCACTCCTATAGCACTCCACAATGGAGATATGGTAGTTGGATTAAACCAGCCAACCACATCATCACTAGTTGTGAAAGTGTTGTCATCGCCATTCAGCGCGGCTTCAACATGCTCCATGAACTGATCATAAGAAGCATCGGCATCACGCTGTCTGGATAATAAAATCCAAGCATAGGCGAATAATCGGAACAAAATCATTGTATTGTCCACGATAGTATTTGACGATCCTGACGGATTGCCAGTATGTTTCTGAACCAACTCCCCATTCTCCAGTACAATGACCGAATGAACGATAGAGTCGTAAATGGCCCTCAAGCGACACCAATTTTCAGGTGTCCTATCAACGGACCTCAGAAATTCCCAGCGAATTGCTAGCTGGCCAAACATGGCGCGAGCAAACAAACTAGAGTCATATTCTGACTCATCCAGCTCAAAAGCATTTGGATGTTTGCTCAAGCGACCATATAACTGGTCCCAGCCTTGCAAGAACTTTGTGCCCCCCACGAACGACCACGTCTTGTTGTTTCCAGCATAGAAACGGTTGTTCATGTCGAGACACATACGATTAGTTGCGACTGAATGCTCAACAGGGGATGCTGTGAAAGTTCGATGCTTGAGTTGCTCAAGTTTTTCGATCTCTCGCAGCTCTACTTTCTGAGAGCATGTCCAAATCGGAACAATTCGATTGTCAGGGAGAGCTATTCTGGCCCAATAATCAGACAAGACACATCTAGCTGTTTCATCAGCCAGGAAGTCTGTCTTTCTTTGAAAGGCCAAGCTCCAAGGATAACCACATGAAGTGGTCTTATCCATTTCACCCAACACAAGTTCTTCGGACAATACAGCACTACCACTCATTGTAGGGTAGAAGTGTTGCTTTGTCCACTCCCCCGCAAGAAGCCACGCCCCTTCGTCCAACTCAGGTTGCCCTTTGTCATACTTGGAGACGCTCTTAAAACTGGCTTCCATGCGGGGAAACACCATTCTGTAGCCTTGCGGAACCTTACGGCCCGTTTGGCGACAAAACTCAGCAAAGGAAGAGTTGAGAGTTTCCTTCCCAACTTGCTTAGTAAACCGGTGCACACGGCCCACATACTCAACATTACCCTTCAGAAAATACTTCCTAAAGAGTACAGAGCGTGTGTCGATGTCACCCCCTCTAATTCCACGAAATTTGAATACATCACGGGCGAGATACTTCGAGTACCAATCAGACCACGTGTCAAACTCAGGGAGGGGGCCGTCTAAAAAGACGATGCAGAACCGGTTGCCTTACGCACAATCTCATCAGTAATTGGTGTGAAAACTGTCTCGGTGGAAGTAGTTGCGGTATGAAAACCAACAACTTTACCATCCGTATTCACAACAGGCGAACTACAACTTCCATCAACAGATGAATAAGTAGCATAAGCCTTCTCCTCATTTGGAGCAACACTGGTGATTGCTTTCACAATGCCAGCATCGTGCTTAAACTTGCCAGACTTCACATCGTCAGCAGAGTCATAAGACACGAGCTCCACCTTATTACCAGTGACGGGCTTCGCACAACGAAGCATCACCATATCACTGAATTCAGGTGGACGAGGAAAGTAGAGCAAGTCGCGGCCAATAGGCTTCGACTTGCTCTTGCTCACCTCCACAGTCTTATCCCCGAACCAGAAAGAGATTTTCTCTCCCCCGTCACGAAAGATATGTGCTGCAACCACAATCCCGTTGAGAACCATAGAGGCACCCAACGCGTTAAGAGTGGAACCAGCAAGCACAGAGGCATAACCTACAGACTGTGCAACAGTAGAAGTTGAGAATCTCTCACCATTGACTAGGGCCTCAGTCTTAGCCTTCTTGGGGCAAACATTAACACGATGATCACCGCCACACTTGTGACAAGCCACAGCCTTCTTCTCCTTCTCAGGAGTTTTGGCTTTAGCCTTCTTGATCACCTTATCTGAAGCCTTTTTAACGTCATGGAAGAGCCCACACTTTCCACTACACTTGCCATTGGAACATTTCTTGGAGAACTGGAATCCATCGGGAAGCACTGTAACAACAGCGCTCTCCGGCACTTCAGTCTCCTGTACTTCTACAAACTTGCGACTCTTAGCGAACTTCAACAGAGACTCAGACACTTCTAGGTTACCCATAGCAGTCTGTTCTCCTCGGTCACGCACCTGATTGATCACAAATTCGGTTCCATGGCGAGCAGCACGGCGCCCTAGACGACGAACAAGATTTCCCTGTTCGTCAGTATAGAACAAACCTTGCTCTTGGCTATCAGTAGTACTACTTGATGAATCCCAAACACGACGTTTCTTTCGAGTTGCAGGAACAGCGGCCTTACGTTGCTTAACAGCATTTGAGGATGCCCGCTCTTCTTTCTCGACAACTTTCGGTTTGTTTTTCCCCTTGGTCTTGCTAGTCGCCCCACGATTAAACAATCGAGATGCGACCAACAGAGCAGCAAAGAGAGAAATCACTACAAGAGGGAGGACCCATGGTTTCTCATCCACAACCTTCTTCAAGGAATTTAGATGACATAGGTCCTCCTGCTGACGCCACAAGGCACGCAAACCCTTCCAGGTCTCCTCAACCTTGGCTTTTTCTGCCACGGGAGGTTTAACACCTGGAAACATTTTATACGCGCCTCCATGCATGTGTGC